AATACAAGGAGGTATAAAATGAGCAACAATAAACAAACAAACGCACTAAGCCAGCATTTAGAATGGCTCAAAGAACAATTACAGCAAGGTATTGATGATGGCTATTCAGAAACTTGGATTTTTGCTTACCAAATAGCTATAAAAAATGCAGAATCACTAATTGAGAAATACGACAATGAGCAACAATAAACAAAGTTGCAATTCAGAAATAAATTACATATATTAATAACAAACAATTATGGATATCAATTCAATCAAAGCAAAGCTAAGCGCTTTGCAAACTCAGCAAAGCCGTCCTTCCGGAGAGGCACGTAAGAATGTCTTCTGGAAACCTGCCGTGGGCAAGCAAACAATTCGTATTGTACCTTCTGCGTACAACAAATCAAATCCTTTCTCGGAACTATTCTTCCATTACGGAATTGACAAAAACCCAATTATCTCTCCTACTAACTGGGGTGAGACTGATCCGATCGTTGAATTTGCAAAACAATTACGTCAATCAAAAGACAAAGAATCTTGGAGATTGGCTCGCAAACTCGATCCTAAAATGCGAGTATTCGTACCCGTTATCGTTAGAGGTGAAGAAGCTGAAGGCGTTAAGCTTTGGGGCTTCGGTAAAGAGATCTACATGGAATTGCTTTCTATGGTAGAAGATGAGGACATCGGGGATTACACCGACATCGTTTCAGGTCGTGACTTGAATTTGACTACAGTGGGTGCTGATACTACCGGAACCGGTTTTAATAAAACTACCGTTCGTGCACGTACTAAAGAGTCTACTTTGACCGACGATGATGCAATGTTGCAAACTATTTTGAAAGATCAACCAGATCCTTTGAAAGTATTCTCTAGAATGTCTTTTGATGACATGAAATCAGTATTGCAGAAATGGTTGGCAGTAGATGAAGAAGGAACAGAAGGTTCTATTATTTCTGAGCCTGCTTCTAACTTTGATGGTGGTAAAGCAGCAGCTCCTGCTACTGAAGAACTTCCTTGGAAGAAGCCTGCAAATCCTTTCACTTTAGAGACTCAAGGTAAGAAAGTAGAATCAAAAGCCGACAAGTTCGATTCATTATTCAACGACGACGATAACGATTTACCTTTCTAATAGACAATGGCTAAGAAAGAAAAAGCGTCGTTAACAGAGGCTGTGTCTGCAGAACTTAAGAAAGGATTCTCTTTAGATAAATTCAAAGAGAAGAAGCTCCTTAAGAGCAACGTTAAGTTTAAAAACCAGGCATGGATTCCTCTATCGGCTGCATTCCAAGAAGTAACTTCTATTCCTGGAATCCCGATGGGCCACATTGTAATGTTAAGAGGTCATTCCGATACAGGAAAGACCACAGCATTGCTTGAGGCAGCAGTATCGGCCCAGAAAGCAGGTATCCTTCCAGTATTCATCATTACAGAGATGAAATGGAATTGGGAGCATGCCATTCAGATGGGTCTTCAAGTAGAGCAGTCAGTTGATGAAACAACCGGTGAAGTTCTTGATTACGGTGGATTCTTTATCTACGTTGATAGAGAGACTCTAAATACAATCGAGGATGTTGCTGGATTTATTCTAGACTTAATTGACGAACAGAAGAAAGGAAGTCTACCTCATGACTTATTATTTCTATGGGATTCAATCGGTTCAGTACCCTGTGAACTTTCAGTACGTTCTAACAAGAACAACAACGAATGGAATGCAGGTGCAATGTCAACTCAGTTCGGTAACGGTGTAAACCAACGCATTGTAATGTCTCGGAAAGAGTCTTCTCCTTACACTAACACATTAGTAGTAGTTAATAAGGTATGGACTCAGAAACCTGAATCACCCATGGGTCAACCTAAGCTGATGAATAAGGGCGGCTTTGCAATGTGGTACGATGCAACGTTCGTTGTAACGTTCGGTAACATCATGAATGCAGGAACTTCCAAGATTAAAGCAATCAAGGATGGTAAGCAGGTAGAATTTGCCAAGAGAACTAATCTCCAGATTGATAAGAATCATATCAACGGAATTACAACTCGAGGTAAAATCATTATGACCCCTCACGGATTCTTAAACGATGACGAAAAACAGCTTAAGAACTACAAGGATGCTCATACTAAGGAATGGTCTGCCATTCTAGGAGGAGGAGACTTCACAGTAGTAGAAGAAGCTTACGAGGATGTAACACCTAGTTTCTTCCAGGAAGAGCCGGAATAGGATTAAGAGCCCCTATTAATTTAGGGGCTTTCCCTATATTTATATAAAAACACCACAGATGGATAATTTCGATTTAAAAAAGTACTTAGTAGAAAATAAAGTAACTACTAATTCTAGAATGTTAACTGAAGCAGTAGAAGTACCCGCTTGGTTGAAAGGTAAACTTGAAGATGTGCACGTAAAACCAGGTCAAGGATCAATTTTTGCCAAGTCTGTTGATGAAATTCTTAAATTAGCTCAAAACTTATTAGATAAAACTAACCCTAAAGAGTTAGATAAAATAGCAAATAGCACTGGTACCTTGACTATGAATGTTGGTGGTGCCGGTTACAACTTAGTATTACCTATTGAACAAGCTAAGAAACTACCTGGAGCCCAAGCAAGTGAAGTGGAGAAGCAGGAAGGTCCTAACAAAGTTAAAGTTCCTGCAATTACTACAACCGCTCCTCTAACCCAATTTAGTACAAACGAACTAACAGTTATTGTTAGACCCAAAAAAGACGAAGCAGGAGCTGTTATACCTAACGAATATATTGTATTATCAGTATTTCCAGGAGATCCAGACATTCCGAGAGCATCTGAATGGAATGGTAAGTACGCTGTAATTATCCCTAATGCAAAAACTCAAACTAACGAGGTAGGATTTAAAAACAGACCTCTTAGAGAAGTTTTAGACGATATAAACGATGCACAAACAGCAGCAGCATTAATAAAAAACCAGTTAGACGCATATGCAGAAGGACGTCATGATTACGGATCTGGGTATCAAATGGAAGAAAAACTTGAAAAGTTACTAAAGGTAGTAGGTAAGAAACTTAATATCCCTGAAACTTCTTTTAAAATTAAAGATAACTACAATACCTCCTACAACGAATACGACGAAGGAACCACCGAAGGTAGTATCACATTAAATGGACACACCGTACTAACTTACAGTAGCCATAGTGACGGATACGGATTTAACGCCGAGGTTGACGAAAGAGCTATTCAAGCTGAGCTAGCTAAGCTAATAAAACCAACCGCGTAAACATCTAGAAAAATAAGAAAATAAACTTTAAAGAGCCCTTGCAAGTCAAGGGCTTTTTTATTATCTTAAATTAAGTTATGAAAGCAGAATATAAAGCCTTACTTGAGAACATCAAGGAAGTAGAAGAGGTAATATCTACAGACGAAAATTTTCACTCCCGCGTATTAGTAATCGATGCACTAAATCTATTCTTTAGAAACTTTGCAACCATCAATATGACTAACAACGACGGAGCCCACATTGGAGGTCTGGCCGGATTCATTAGATCATTAGGTTCATTAATTCAGCTGGTTCAACCCACAGGCGTTTACGTAATCTTTGACGGAGTAGGATCTTCTACTAACAGAAAGAATTTATTACCTGAATACAAATCAAACCGAGGCATTAACCGGATTACAAACTGGGATGCTTTTGAATCGTTGGATGATGAGAATGATGCAAAGGTTGGTCAAATTACTAGAATCATTCACTACCTTCAATGTCTACCAGTCAAAGTTGGAATGATTGATAAAGCAGAGGCAGATGATATGATTGCTTACATGTCTAGGGAGTTACCCCGGAGATTCAATTCCCAGATGATTATTGTTTCTTCAGACAAGGATTACCTTCAACTAGTTAACGACAACGTTACTCTCTACAGACCAGTCACAAAAGTATTCTACGGACCAAAAGACGTTAAGAAAGAATTTATGGTTCATCCGGATAATTTTATTATCTACAAAACAATGCTTGGAGACCAATCAGATAAGATTGAAGGCATTAAAGGATTAGGACCAAAGACACTTTTAAAACTATTCCCAGAGATTCTAGATGTTCCGATGTC